AGTTTAAGCCTGCGCTGGTGGTGATTGATGAGGGTGGGCTGGGGGCGGGCATTGTGGACAGGCTCAAAGAGCAGCGCTACAAGATCAAGGGCGTGAACTTTGGCAACAAGTCCAAAAACCCGGTCATGTACGGCAATATGAGGGCGCAGATGTGGGGCGATATGCGCGAATGGTTGAAAACGGCCAGTATTCCGAACGACAGGTTCTTGAAGACGGACTTGATTTCGCCTATGATGAAACCGGATTCACGGGGCACGATCTTTTTGGAGTCGAAAAAGGACATGAAATCGCGGGGATTGGCCTCGCCGGATGCGGCGGACGCTATTTGCGTGACGTTTGCCTTTCCCGTGGCGCATCGGGGCGAGTACAATGCGCGAACAACCACCCGCCGGACGTATTCCGATACTTCGGCAGCAACTTCTTGGATGGGGAGCTAGCATGGCGACGAAAAAAGGGGTTTCTCTAAGCGTAGGTCGCGGCGAAAAACTGCCGGTGTCCAAGGGCGCGGGCCTGACTGCCAAGGGCCGCGAGAAGTACAACGCTGCTACCGGCAGCAACTTGAAGCCGCCAGCCCCTAACCCCAAGACCAAGGCAGACGAGGGCCGCAAGGCATCGTTTTGCGCGAGGATGGGCGCAGTGGCTGAAAATGCTAAAAACGGTGAACGGGCTAAAGCTGCCCTCAAACGATGGAAGTGCTAAATCATGGCAACTAAACCTGGGCTCTATGCCGCAATTCACGCCAAGCAAGAGCGCATCAAAGCTGGCTCTGGCGAAAAGATGAACAAAGTTGGTAGCAAAGCCGCGCCGACTAAACAAGCCTTTAAAGAGTCTGCCAAGACTGCTAAGAAGAAGTAACATGGCGAATACCAAACCTATTGGCGTTGCTTATCTTGATCAAGATATCATTGGCGCGGACACCGTTAATGCTGCGGTAATTTACGCTAATTCACAACTTGGCTATACCAACGGCGCGTATGGCACGGTTACACAAACCGGCAACAAAGCGTCAGCCGTAACAATTAACAAAACGGCGGGTACGATCACAACGACAAACGCGCAAATGGCACCTAACGCTAAAGTTGCGTTTGTTGTAAATAACACTCAGGTGTCTGCTTTGGACACTGTAATCGTAAACATTGCGTCTGGTGCTACGGCCACCTTTGCGTACCTTATCGCTGTGGTGACGGTAACTGATGGCGCGTTTACAGTTAACTTAGATAATGTATCAAGCAACGCTTACACAGACACGCTTAAGATCAATTTTTCTATTCTTCACGTTCAGCCTGCATAGGGGTTATCATGCCACTCGTTAAGTCAAAGACACCCGAAGCCTTCCGCAAGAACGTCAAAGCTGAAGTCGCGGCGGGTAAGCCTGTAAAGCAGGCCGTGGCAATAAGTTATGCCGTCAAGCGTGCAGCAGCACCAAAGAAAAAATGATGTCTCGTGCAGCCGCGCAAGCCGACAAGCTACCAAGGTATTTTACCGGCGTAGCTTGTAAGCACGGGCATGTGACGGAACGATACACGGCCAACAAAAGTTGCTGCGAATGCGCGAATGCTACTGCAAATAAATCAAAAGCTAAAGACCGCGCACGGTATAGCGCTCAAGCTGTTGAATGGGGTAAGCAAAATCCTGAAAAACGCGCCCAGTATCAGCGTAATCAAAATGTTAAACGCCCCGGTAATCGCAATTTGTGGACAATGAACTATCGAACCGCTAAAGCTGAGAGAATGCCTCAATGGCTAAACATTGGCGAAAAGTTTGAGATGGAATGCGTTTACAGCTATTGTTCGGCGCTTCGCAGTGCGGGATTAGACTACCATGTTGACCACGTTGTCCCGCTTCGCGGCGAAACGGTATCTGGTTTTCATGTGCCTTGGAATTTGCAAGTGCTACCGGGACGCGATAACATGAGCAAAGGAAATACATTTAATGGCTGATCAAACGGGAATTATCGCCGCTGCGGCGGTTGCTGTCGGAGGCTCTGCCAAAGCTAACAGCGACGCGGATGTGCTGGCAACAGCGCGCGCGCGTTTAGATATGGCTATGTCGGCGCTATCGGAATCTCGGGAGGATGAAAATGACGACCTGAAGTTTTACGCCGGAAGTCCTGATAATCAATGGCAATGGCCTTCGGATGTGCTGGCGACTCGCGGTGCGGTGCAAGGTCAGACGATCAACGCACGGCCATGCCTGACTATCAACAAGCTGCCGCAGCACGTTCGTCAGGTGACCAACGACATGCGGCAGAACCGGCCAGGTGCCAAGGTCATCCCCGTGGACGACAAGGCCGATGTCAAAGTCGCCGAGATTTTCAACGGCATGATTCGGCACATTGAGTACATCTCTGACGCCGATGTGGCCTACGACACGGCCTGCGAGAACCAAGTGGCCTACGGTGAAGGCTACATCCGTCTGCTGACCGAGTACTGCGACGATGACACGTTTGACCAAGACATCAAGATTGGCCGTATTCGCAACAGCTTTTCGGTCTACATGGATCCAATGATCCAAGACCCGACTGGTGCAGACGCCAAGTACTGCTTTATCACCGAAGATGTGTCTAGAGAAGACTATGAGCGCATGTACCCAAACGCAGCGCCTATCACAACGCTGCAATCTTTGGGTGTGGGCGATCAGTCGATCAGCAACTGGCTAAACGAAGACACGATCCGCATTGCCGACTACTACTACGTTGACTACGACCGCGCTACGCTGAACATGTACATGGGCAACGTTACCGCCTTTGATGGCACGCCCGAGGACAAGCAGCTAAAAGCCATTTACGGCAAGCCTAAACGCTCGCGTGAGTCTGACCGTCGGCGCATCCGGTATTGCAAGATCAACGGCTACGAAATCCTTGAGCAAAACGAGTGGGCTGGCAAGTGGATTCCCGTGATCCGCATCGTCGGCAACGAGTTTGAAGTTGATGGCCGTCTGTACGTGTCTGGCCTTGTGCGTAACGCCAAGGACGCCCAGCGCATGTACAACTACTGGGTGTCGCAAGAAGCCGAGATGCTGGCCTTGGCCCCGAAAGCACCCTTTATCGGGTACGGCGGTCAGTTTGAGGGCTACGAAGACAAGTGGAAGACCGCTAACACGACCAACTGGCCGTATCTGGAGGTCAATCCAGACGTTACAGACGGCCAAGGCGCTGCCCTGCCACTACCCCAGCGGGCACAGCCTCCGATGGCCTCTAGCGGCCTTCTGCAAGCCAAAGCGGGCGCTGCTGAAGACATCAAGGCCACAACGGGCCAATACAACGCATCGTTAGGCCAAGGCGGCAACGAACGAAGCGGAAAAGCCATCCTTGCGCGTCAGCGTGAGGGTGATGTCGGCACGTACCACTACGGCGACAACCTGACTCGCGGTGTTCGTCACATCGCACGCCAGTTGGTTGATCTGATTCCAAAAATCTACGACACGCAACGTATTGCCAGAACGATTGGCGAAGACGGCGAGACAAAGATGGCGAAGATCGACCCAGAGCAGCCGGTGCCAGTGCGGGAAATCCGCAACGCTGACAACATTGTGATTGACACGATCTACAACCCCGGCGTGGGCAAGTACGATGTAGTGGCGACCACGGGGCCGGGCTACGCGACCAAGCGCCAAGAAGCCTTGGAAGCGATGGGCCAGTTGCTGCAAGGCAACCCACAATTGTGGGCTGTGGCTGGTGACCTGTTCGTCAAGAACATGGACTGGCCTGGCGCTCAGGAGATGGCAAAACGCTTTGCCAAGACCATCGATCCTAAGTTCCTCAGTGACGGCGAAGACAATCCAGAACTGCAAGCCGCGCAGCAGCAGCTTCAAGCGATGGCCCAGCAGATGGATCAGATGGCCGGTATGCTGGACAACGTGCAGAACTCTGAGATTGTCCGCACTAACGAGATTAAAGAGTTTGAAGCAATGATCAAGGCATACGCTGCCGAGACACAGCGCATCAGCGCGGTGCAGGCTGGCATGACCGAGCAACAGATTCAAGACATCGCAATGGGTGTGGTTGCGGCTGCAATGGAGTCTAATGACATAATTGGCGGCATTCCTGAGATGCGCGAGCCGCAAATGGAACCTGAGCAGCCACAAGAAACGGGAGTTATACAATAATGCACAAGCCATCCGATTTCGTAGGCACTCTGTTTTTAGCCCGTGATGTGGCTCATTCGGTGCATCTAAACACTCGCAGCTTTGCCAAACACTCTGCTTTGCAGACGTTCTACGACGAAATCGTAGACTTGGCCGACAAGTTTGCTGAAGCCTACCAAGGCAGGCACGGCCTGATCGGGCCAATCGGTCTAATGAGTGCCAAAAAAACCAACAACATTATTGAGTTTTTGCAAGACTCAATGACTGAGCTTGAGGGTTGCCGGTACGAAGTGTGCGACAAGACCGACACACCGATTCAAAACATCATCGACGAGATCATTGGCTTGTACCTGTCTACACTCTACAAGCTGAAATTTTTGGCGTAATTTAGGCGCTATGTTATATTTAAGGCATAAGGAGCCATCATGGAACTTTTAAAACCTCTAGCCGATACGGTGTTTCCGGCAAGAACTGTTTCGTATTCAGGTGATGCTGGATCAACTTCTACATGGGCAGCAGGCCCGCAAGGCGTGGTAATCTGGTCAACAACCCCCGCCTACGTTGTAGTCGGCGAGGGCGTCACTGCTACCACCTCCAGCACCCCCATCCCCGCTTTTACACCCATCCCGTTTGCTGTGCCCAATGGCACTGGCGGGCAGTGGCGCGTGAGTGCTATTCAGGTATCCGCGACCGGATCAATTTACTGCAAGCCGGTAAACATTCAATGAGTTTTGGAATTGCTGTCAGAAATGCTGTGTCAATTGGGCTTGGCGGCATCGCCACGCTATTTTCAGGCACTTTTGATAGCAGCTTGACAGTAGATAATCTGCTGACAGAATCTGGGGCAAACCTTGTGCAAGAAAATGGCGACTACATCCTTTTGGAGTGAATAAATGGCTGACTTAAAAATTTCCCAGTTGCCAGCGGCAACGACCCCGCTTGCTGGCACTGAAGTTCTGCCAATTGTTCAATCCGGTACGACCAAACAAGTTGCCGTCAATGACTTGACTGCTGGCAAAGCTGTTTCGGCATCAACTCTTACGGCCACCAC